TCCAGCGACCATCCGATCCGAGCCAGAGGCGTGTTGAGAAGCCCCCGACTCGTATCGTCTCAGTATTCATTTGTTATTTATTTGATTGCGGGGGGGGGGCAGACTGCGGATGTCCTACGCCGCTAACTAACAATGAACCCCTATGAATCATTCTCTTCTATCGGCGGGAGCGGACTTTCTTAGTGCCGCTCGCTACTTTCTTTTGGCCTTTTGCTTTTGCCTCTTGGCTTACCTCCTGCGCGGCCTCTGCCGCCTTTGCGAGATAGGTTGTCAGAAGGTGGCGGGTTAGACCGCTTAAGCCTCCGTGGCCGTGCTGCTTGGCGTAGGTGCGGCCCGCTTCAATGAGATCGCGGGGAAGGGCGATCCCGGCAGGCTGTGATTTTTCCCCCGGTGTTTTTCGGACGTTCATGAGCACTGTCAAGATAGCACATTTTCTAATTCTTAACAATTTTTGATGGTGGGGCGAATACCCCATTTTTGGCCTTTACAAAGTTTGATAAACTTTAGAAGATGCCGCCATATTACCTATGGCACGGCGCAAAATCCCACCGCACAAGCACAGCAAACCCGCTGGCATTTCCCTACCGCCCGAACTCATCCGCGAGGCGCGCAAAGTCGCGTTCGCGCAGGGGATGAGCCTTTCGCTTTTTGTCCGACTTTTGCTCATGCAACGCCTTAACGGTGCGGCAGAGCAGTAACACAGAACAAAACAAAACCATGAACGAACTAAACGTCATCATCGCAACGCTCGCGGCAATGAGCGTTGTTGGATTGGCATGGCTGGGCGGTTATCGCCTTGGCCTCAACAACGGAACCAACGCAGAACGCGCGCTGGCGGATCGTCGAGTGCGGGGCGTCATTAAATCGGAAAACGAGCGCAAGCCCCGCCAACGCAAACGCCTCACGTATCGCAAAGTTGATGCGCGCTGCGTTGGCAAAAAACGCTACCTCAACAGCCGCTTGCCGGGGGAGGTCATCGCGTGAGCATCGACCCGCGCTTCCGTCACAGCGACAACAGCGGGGCCGTGCCGTGCATCCCTCCGGTGCTGTTAGGCAGGCTCCTCGACACGGCAGCAACCAAACGCCCGCCGCTGCAAGTCCGCATCCGCAAGGCACTCGACATCATGCGGAGGAGAATCGCGCGATGATGCCACACCTCCCCCCGGATGAAGCTGTGGTCGCCGCGTTGGTTTTGGTCGGCATCGGCTTTGCGGTGATCTGGTTGATCGAATACTGGAAATGAACGATCCCATCGGCACATCGACATACAACGGACGTTTTCGCGCTATCACAGGCGAAAGCGGCGACAATGATTCTGCCGAGGTTCGCGTGGGCAAGCAGGCGCTTTTGCAAGCCGTCAACGATCTGAAAATCCTTTGCGGATACGGACTCGTTACGCGAGAGGGGCGTTGCAAGCCGTGGCCGAAACTTCCGCGCACAGACAACCGAGGCCACTCGCATAGCTATTTCATGAACATCGCAGGAATGCGCGACCCGAACGACCATCGCAAGTTGCGAAAGTTTTTCTTGGATGGAGTCGGGCAGCAACTTTGCGATTGGGTCAATTTTCGCTGCCCTGCACCGGAAATTTTCTGGCGCATTGTGCGAAAACACGGAGCAAAGAAATGAGCACGTGGATTGAAGATCAAAGCGAGTTAAGCGTTCGCTATCGCGCGGAAGTCGCCGCGCTCAACGAAGAGATTGATCGCTTGCTTGCCGCCCTGCGCGTCCAGCAGGAAAATGGGCGCAAAGTCCTGCAACTTGAGGAGAAAGTCCGCAACCTAACTGTGGCTCTTGATGACGCGCTGGCAATCGTGCGCGCTCGCAACGCGATACGCGCGCAAGAGGAGGTAGCGGGGCTATGAAGCGCAAAACGAATCTGCTGGGGAGCAGGAAACGCCGGGGCGGTGCAACCTTGTGGGGTTGCCCAAAAGCCGCCCCGGTCAATCTCTACGCATTGATGGCCGCATTGGTTCGCTTTGCCAGCGCGAAGATCGCACAAGCCGAAGCCGAGCGCGATTTCTACAAAGCAGCGGCAGGGAAGCTGTCGCGCGGAGGACGCAAGAAATGAGCAGGATGTCCCGCGACAAAGGGAAGAGGGGCGAGCGCGAGGTAGCCGAGCTTTGCAATCGCTACGGCTTTGCCGCACGGCGCGGCCAGCAATTTAGCGGATCGCCCGATTCGCCCGATGTTGTGGTCAACCTCGACGTTCACCTTGAAGTTAAGCGCACCGAACGCCCCAACCTTCCCGCCGCTTATCGGCAGTCCTGCGCGGACGCCGGGATCGACAAGGAACCGCTCGTCGTGACGCGCGCAAACGCAACGCCGTGGATGACCTACTGCGCTTTTGAGCATTACCTCGCCCTGCGCCAGAAGATTTCCCGCCTTGAAACCGAGCTGAAGGAGGCAAGGGCAGGCGGGACTTAACCCAAACAAAGACGCCGGGGGCGGCAACCCCCGGCGCGATTAGCACATATGAACACAGAACAAGTGAACCAAGTGCAGCCCGTAGGCAAAGCCATCGCGGGTGCAATCGTCAAGGCGCAAATGGCTTTCGGGCCAGCCTTGAAGACATCACAGAACCCGCATTTCAAAAGCAAATACGCCGACTTGGCAGCTTGCGTTGAAGCGGTCATCGAAGCCCTTAACGCCAACGGCATCGCGCTCATTCAGCGCACCCTGCCTTGCGAAAGCGGCGTCACGGTCGAAACCGTCTTCCTCCATACGAGCGGAGAGACATTGAGCAGTGGCCCGCTGCACGTTCCCGCGCAGAAGCAAGACGCACAAGGCTACGGGAGCGCGCTGACCTATGCGCGCCGTTATTCGCTCATGGCCGCTTGCGGTATCGCACCGGAAGACGATGACGGACATGCCGCATCGAAGCCTGTGGCCTACGCAAAACCAAGCAAACCCGCCCCGCGCATGACGGATGAGGCGGCAGAAAAATCTAACGGCAGTCGCTCGGCAAAAGCGGCGGTCGCTACGAACGAGGCAGACGAAGCGCTGCCTTGGTAATCAACACAAACACAAAACGAACACAGAACATGATTAGTCTTAGCATCAAAACCTACGAAATCGAACCAGAGCACATCATCATCGGAAAGAACGGCAAAATCGTTTCCGTGGTGCTGTTTGAAAACAAAGACGGCAGAGGAAAATATAACGATGACGGATTCGCCGTGCAAGGCGTGAGCAAGGAACTCCGCGACAAAGGCGTTCGCGGAAAGATTATTGGCAATTGGCGATACACGGGCCAAGGGGCAAGCGCAGGCGGCAACGGCGGCAACCGCAACAGCGAACCGGAGGGCGACGATCCGTTCTGACCCATGCCCACAAGAACACAAAGCTACATCTGCGAGGACTGCGGCGGCACGGGCCGCAACGGACGCGAGGCTGGAATGACCGACCTCTACGCGACCGGAGAGCAGCAATGGCGCGGCTACTACCCCACAAACCTCTGCTACGCCTGCAACGGCGCGGGCATCTGGGGGATGCCGCAGGAAACGGAACCGGAAAAGGTCGAGGCAAAGCCGCCCAAGCGCGCTGACTTGCCTTCGCTGGAAGAACAAATCTGTGGCTCGCGCACGGATTGGGAGGATCGGAGGGACAGAATATGAACCTTCACGAACGCCGAGCTTGTGACGGCCTCGCCCCGGACGAGGACACGCCGATTGCCTCGCACATGGATTGGCTGCGCGAGCATTGCGAAAGGCTTGCGTGGGAGTTGGAGGCAACAACCCGTGAACTTCACAACGCAACCGCAAAGCTGCGGGACATGGGAGGACGTAAGCAATGACTTGGCAACCCGAACTGACGTTTGCGCCTGCCGAGACGCACAAACGTCCGACACAGGCGGGCCGCATCCTGCGATTCTTGCAGGAGGGTCATCGGCTTACCCCGCTCGACGCGCTACAGCTATTCGGGTGCTTCCGTCTGGCTGCGCGCGTCCATGAGTTGCGGCGGGAAGGTTGGGCAATCGTAGAGCGCACGGTCGAGACGGCCAGCGGGAAACGCATCGCGGAATACTCGCTATGAAGATTGAGCCGAGCTTCTGCGATCACTGGAAAACAAAGCGCCTGCACCGCATCTGCGGGGCCGAGGCGGTCTTGGGCCTGCTCCGCTTGTGGGGGCAGGCCAAGATACGCCGCGAATACACGGGGCTTGTCCTTAACCCGACTAAGCTGGCCGCGATCATGGAATACCCCGGCGACGAATCGCTGCTCTGGGCGACCATGACCGATCCCGCCGCCCCGTGGCTGGACGGCGCGGAGGACGGCACGTGGTCGCTGCACGGCTACGCCGAGCATCAAGCGCAGATTATCCGCCTTTGGGAAATCGGGAGAAAGGGAGGGAGGCCCAAAGCCGCCGACCCTTCCCTCATAATCCCTTCCCCTAATACATCCTCTTCCTCTTCCTCTTCACCTATATGCAAACCAAATGGAAACCATATGGTTTTTCAGACCCCCACCTTGGAGGAATTTATAGAGACGGGGAGGCAAGCAGGGATTGATCGGGAGATTGCCGAGGAAATCTGGCACGACAACGAATCCCGGCCCATAACCCCTTACGGCCAGTGGACGGACTATCGCGGCAATCCCATCGTCAAATGGCAGGCGAACATGATGGCGCGAGCCTCGCAGATTCGCGCCCGGAGGGGCAACGGGGCAGGAAGACCCAACGGGAACGGAAAAACCGCTCCAGAGAGCGTATGGGCCACGCAACAGCGCATTGACGCAGCGACCAAGGAAATCGAGCGCATCCAAGCTAACCCATCGAACAAGGAACAGGTCGAGGACAGCTTCGACCGCCGCCTTAAAGCGGAGCCGATGGCAAAGGTGCGGGCGCTCAAGGCAAGCATAAGCGAAATGCGGCAGCGCATAGCAGGGGTGGGGGTGGCGGCATGAGAGACACACCCGAAACAGACGCGCAGGAGCTTGTTCATTCAGTCAGCGGCGCGAAGCTCCACTGCGTAGATGTTGAATTTGCTCGCAAACTGGAGCGCGAGCGCGACGAGGCGCGGGACGCGGTTTTGCGACTACGTAAGCAACGGGCTATCGCTCGCAACTTCGGAGAGCAGATGGAGCGCGAGCGCGACGAGGCGCGCAGGCTACTCGCTGCCGCAAAGGAATCGTTGAACGCCATTCACGTTGAGGTCGGCGGCTGGATTGCCGCGATGATGAAGGAGGGCAAATGACCCTTCGCCCATTCCGCCTCACAACGATCATGGAGGCCGTCAAGGTTGCCGAGCTTCGCTATCTGGAGGCGCGGGTCGGCGGGATGAACAACGCCACGACCTACCAGAGTGATTTCGTCGAGGTCATGTCACGTGACGTAGGCGGCATCCTTGCTGAATTGGTAGTCGGGCGGAAGTTCTCCCGCACGTTTCTCCCGGCGATCAACACGTTCCACAAGCAGGCAGACGTTGGCGAGGACATCGAAGTGCGGTCAACCCCGCACCTTAACGGGAGCTTGATCCTGCGCGACAACGACGATCCGGGGCGGCGGTATGTGCTGGTCATCTGCGACCCCATGACGGGGTTTGAGGTCAAGGGGTGGTGCTACGGAATCGAAGCCATGACGGACGAATGGCACATGAAGGGCGAGGGACGCCCGCATTGGCGCTACAAGGGGCCGCTGCGGGCTTTTTCCACGCTGACGCTGGAACGACCAAAGGACGCACCGACCAACGCCGAGACGGCCAGCGCGGAGTATTCGTGGTGAGCCAGACGCTTATGCGATGGATCGCAGACAACAACTTTGACCCGCGCCTCGTTATGAACGCGCTGCAAGATCACGGAAAATGCTCCGACCTATGCGTCGAGGTCGAGGACGTAGGCAATGGCGGGGAGTGCCTGCGGTGGTTGCTTGAGCGGGATGTGAGGGAATACCGGAGGGCGACCACCAACAGGGAGTAAGGCTCATCATGCACATAAATACATAGGGGGCATGGATACCGAAATGTTTAAGGAATACATCGACAGGGACGGGCTACCCGAACCAGAGCCAGCCAATACGTCTTTCTTTACCGAGAAAGAGCGGGCGGCATTGACCGCTGAAAAACGCGGATATTGCGGATTTTGCGGGACGGTGTTTTGGGGGCATGAGGCGATCTGCCCGGAGTGCGCGGAAAGGACGGGCGCATGAGGGAGGCATATCGGCAGAGCGGGCATAAGTATCTCGGCAGGAATGTCGGGCGGGGCGGAAGGCAATACAGCAAGATCGTGAAGGCGTTGAAGGGCATGGCGACATTCCAGTTGCTTGATGCGGTGGCGAGGGAGGATGCGAGGCGCAGGCGGGCGCAGGAGCGGCGGGAGGTTGCGGCGGTCTAAAATGTAAGCCCCGTGGCATCGTTGACACCACGGGGCGGGCATGGGAAATGCTTGCTTGTCGGGCGCTGTCAACGCGCCCAAGCGCCGTGAGTGGCCGCGCCATCCGAAACAAACGCACTGTCTGCAATGCGGGGATGTGCTGTGGATTCCATACAAGGGCGACCACAATAAGAAGTTCTGCAACAACCGATGCGCCACGGGCTACAATATGGCGATCCGTCATGGGCGGCTATACGCGAGGCAAGTGGCGATTGAGTCATGCCTAGCGTGTCACGATGCGATGCGGATGAAGTCGGAGATGTCTGCCGCGCTTGCCGGAGCCACAAGGCGCGCAGTGCTGACGCGAAGAAAGCAGAACGGGTTCGACTCAATGAAGGTCAGTAGCATGGCATCGCGCGCATTCCATTGGCAGCGCGGCACGCTGGTCGGTGACGAGGAGAGAATAAGTCGCCATCTTGCGGGCGCATGGGAACAGGAATGGCGGGGCGTGGTGGGGTGCTACTACGCGCAATGGGGTCATGCCTATCTCCAAAGGGCAATCAGACGCCGAGCCAACTGGCGCAGGAAATACAAGGTCGATCCGGTGTTCACGGCCAAGCGCGCATTGCGAAATCAAACAGCGCGGATCAAGCGGCTTACGAAGCGATCCAAGCGCAGCAACGAACTACTCGGATGCACATACGAGCAAGCGCGCAAATGGATTGAGTCACAGTTTCAGCGCGGCATGAGTTGGAGCAACGCTGGCGTGTGGGAGATAGATCACATCGTTCCCATCTCGGCTTTTGATTTGACTGACGATCAGCAAATCCGGTGCGTCAATCACTACACGAACTTGCGACCGCTCTGGGCCGAGGACAATCGAAGAAAGGGAGACAAGATCGAGCGCGAGCATCAGCTTGCGTTGCTGTAAGTCGTTGATGTCGAGCGATCAATCAAACAAATTATTACCCTAAATCTATCGGGGTATCGCACGACTCTTGTGTTTCCTGTGCGAATCATAAGCTGACATCCACGCTTATACTTATGAGCCAGACCCAGCTTGCCAAGGCGCTCGGCATCAGCCAGCCAGCCGTGGCCCAACTTGTAAAAAAAGGGATGCCGACCGATTCCGTCGAGGCCGCGAAGAACTGGCGGGCAACCCATGTCGGCTATCGCCGCACCGGAAGAAAAAGCCAGCCCGCCATCCCGGTTGGACTGATTCCTTCTGGCGACCCGCCGCCCGATCTGGTCGTGTCCGACCAGCTACGCAACATAGCCATCGAAGACTTCAAGAACGCGACCACGATCCAAGACCGCGCGGCAGCAAGCCGCATGGTCAAGGACACCGAGGAGGCGCATGAGACGCGCAAACGCGATCTGGTGCGATCCGAGCAAGAGGCGGCCAACCTTATGCACCGCGACCAAGTGCAGTCCATCATCACGGAGGAAGTAGGAAAGGTGCGCTCGCTCTTGGAGGCTATGCCCGGAGCCGTGGCGCAAGCGGCAAACCCCGCCGACCCCGACCTATCGCAGGGCGCGATGGCCGACTACTTAGAGCAAGTTTTTTCGACGTTAAGCAACACGGGCAATGCGCTGCGATTGGATACCAGATAGCAGCGAAACCGCGCGGGCCATGTGGCGCTCGCAATTGGTTCCGCATCCGCGCCAATCGGTGACGGAGTGGGCCGAGGCCAACCTCACCTTCTCCTCGCGCTTCACCTCTTCGCCGGGGCCGTTCCGCGTTCGCAGCTACCCATACATGAGGGAATGGCTCGACGCTTTCCATCCGGCCAGCGGCGTGCGGTCAATGGCCCTGCTTTGCGGGGCGCAAGTAGCCAAGTCCACCGCTCTGCAAGTCGGCATGGCCTACCGCCTTGTGCGCGCACCCGCCCCGGCGCTGTGGGTGCTGGATACCCAGACCAACGCGCAGAGCTTCAGCGAATCGCGCTGGCAAATCATGATTGACGACAACGAGGTGCTGCGCCGGGAGATGCCGCGCAACAAGGACAAGTTTAAGAACCTCGACCAAGCCTTCCAGCGGATGCACCTATGGTTCATCGGGTCGAACAGCCCCGGCAACTTGGCGGGCCGCTCAATATCGCTGCTCTGTCTTGATGAGGTCGATAAGTATCGAACTAAGACCAAGCAAGAGGCCGCTGCCGTGCAGCTTGCCATTCAGCGCACGGCGTCTTACCCGATGGCCCTCGTCGTGCAGACCAGCACGCCCACCACCGAGGAGGGCGCGATCTGGCGGGCATGGATGGACGGCGACCAACGGCGCTATTGGGTTCCCTGCCCGCATTGCTCCGAGCCATTGACCCTTTCGTGGCCGCTCATGAAATGGGACAATGCCGCCAGAGATTCCGAGGGGCGATGGGATTTGCAGCGCGTCCGCTCCACCGCCCACATCGAGTGTCCCAAGTGCGCGGGCAAGATTGTTGATTCGATGAAGACCAAGATGCTGCGCGAGGGGCAATGGATCGCCAGCAATCCCAACTGCCTGCCGGGGCATCGCAGCTACCACTTGCCCGCGCTCTATTCCGTGCGCCGATCATTTGGCGCGCTTGCGGTCAAGTTCCTGCAAGACAAGCAATCGTTGATGGGCCTGCAAGACTTTGTGAACTCCATCTTGGCCGAGCCGTGGGTCGAGGACGCCGACAAGGAACAAGAGGTCAAGACCGCCGCCAGCGATTACCTTTCCGGGGATCGTTGGGACGAGGCCGAGTTCTCTGCGATGACCGTGGACGTTCAAGATGCAGGCGGACGACATTTCTGGTGCGTTATCCGCGATTGGTCAAAGGACGGACGCTCGCGCGGAAGATTCGCGGGACGGATCGAAACGTGGGATGACTTGGAAAAGCTGCGCGAGGAACATGAGATCCGCCCGCCGTGCGTCTTTGTCGATTCCGCCTTCGCCTCGCGCGAAGTTTATTTTGCGTGCTGTCGTTTCGGCTATGTCGCCCTGCGCGGTAGCGACAACGAGAGTTTCACGTGGAACGACAACGGGCGCAAAGTGCAACGCGCTTACGCCCGCCCGGAGCGCGGCGATCCTGCGGGCGGGGGAAGATGGGACGCCGGGACGCTCGCGCGCCGAACGTGTCCGCTGATTAAATTTTCCGCGCCAACGTGCGAGGATATTTTAGACGCACTACGCCGCGCCGATCCGGTGCGCTGGGAATTTCCTAAAGACTTCCCGCTCGACTGGCACGAACACATGGCGAGCACGGTGCGGAAGAAACTTCGCAACGCCGTGACGGGGAAGGTCACGACGAAATGGATCGTCGTGAAGGGGAAGCCAAACCACTTGCGCGATTGCGAGAAAATGCAGGTCGTAGCTGCGCTGTTGGCGAAGGTCTTAACCCCCGCCGCCGAGCGCCCCAAAGAGAAGGCAACCCCGTAAAGCGGTCATTTGCAGGGGTTTAGGGGGGTGGAAAAAAAGATGAAAAAAGGTGAATCTTTTTCTTTACAAACGCAAGCGGTTGTCTTAAATTGGCGGGGTAATGAAAACACAGAACACACCAACGGGCGCGGAGACTTCCGCCGCGCATCAGATTATCTTCAACCCCTTCTTCGTCGTTTTCGGTCTGAGCGGAAATTTCCAAGTGATCAACAAGGAAAGGGGAGTTGTTCACGCATCGTTTGGGGATGAAGCGGAAGCGGAACAGCAAGCCAAAAAGTGGAACGACGAAGCGCACAAGGGGTCCATTTATCGCTTGCAGATTGTCGCGGATGGCGCGCCCCGCTGGCAGACTGTCGCAAGCTGCGACGCGATGGGTATGCTTGAAGCAATATTGCATACCGCGCCGAACAAAAATGAGTGCTCACGCATTATCGGGCCAGACAATGCGTCTCACGCTGCAAGCCATTGTGGCGGGTGCTGTCACTTGTCGGATGTTGGCATGAAAGCCGACCCTAACCGCGCAGCGGCGCTTAACTGACCTCCCTCCCGCCCCCGCAAGTCGGGGGCGGCATGGGACGCCAGACGGCGAACCACGATCAGCGGCGGCAACCGCTGGAATAACAAAGAAAGAACACAGAACAATGATAAGCACACTCGAAACCATCGGATCGCTCAACCGCGATCCTCTCACCGCCGAGCACGGCGCATCGACAGTCAGCGATCGCTACGGGTTTGTCTCGACCCGCACGTTGCTAGATAACCTCCAAGCCGAAGGATTCACACCGCGCGACATTCAGATCGCCCGCGTGAACAAGTCCGAGCGGCAGGGATTCCAAAAGCACATCATCCGCCTGCAACACGCAGACCTCATGCCGAGCATCGGCAACGACCATCAGCCGGAAATCGTGCTGATTAATTCGCACGATGCCCGGAGCAGTCTCAAGCTGGCCTTGGGCATCATCCGGTTTGTTTGCATGAACGGAATCATCAGCGGCGAAATGGCTTTCAGCACGCGCTTCATTCACCGAGACATCACCACGGATCGCGTGAATGAGGCGGCTATCGGTCTGACCAAGATGGTGCCGCAGTTGCAAGCCCGCATTGCCGGGATGAAGGAGCGCACGTTGAGCGAGCCGGAAGTCGGCAAGTTCATCCGTGACGCCGCCGCCCTGCGATGGGATGACGAGCGCAAGGTCAACGAAGCCGCGTGGGCCTTGGGCCGCAAACGCCGCTACGAGGACGGAACAAATAGCCTGTGGCAAGTCTTCAACCGCGTGCAGGAAAACATCATCCGGGGCGGCTACCGCGTTCGCCGTATCACCAGCGCGGCCAAGGATGTCGAAATTAACCGCGACCTTTGGAACCTCGCGGCGGGATTCCTTAACTAATCAAGACAGGCGGGGAGTCCGATCCTCCCCGCCGCCTTACCACAATGAACATCAACGAAATCGCCCTCGCCGCCGCGCACTTCAACGAGCAGCACGACTACGACCTCCCGTCAGCTCTCAAGCTGACCGAGATCATCATCCGCCACGCGCACACCGTGCAACTGGCCCGCATCCAAGCCGCAGACCCGCAACTTGAGTTGCCCATCGACTTACACGGGGAGGCGGCATGAAACCCGACAAGATCATTCCCTTCCCGATCAAGCCCGCCGCCCCCAAGCCCGTGCTTGACGAGGCCGAGCCGCAGAACATCATCACAGTCGAGTTCGACCGCGACGAGTATATCGTGACCGCCAGCCCTTACGCCGTATGAGCAAACAAACCGACATCAGCAAAGCCGCCGCCGCCCTCGGCAAGAGGGGCGGGCAGGCAGGCACAGGCAAGGCCAAGGCCCGCAGCAAGGCGCATTACTCCGAAGCGGGGAAGAAGTCCGGGGAGGTTCGCCGCGCAAACGCAGAACGCCGCAAGGCCCTTGGCGTTGGCAGGGTCGATCTGCCGCAGCACATCAAAGACGCCAAGCGCAAGGCTCGGGCCGCAGAGAACTACCGCATGAAGCGGTATGGCATGACGCGCGAGCAGGCGAAGGACGCTATTCGGGAGGCGGCCACAATTCCTATGCAGCAAGACTTTAAGGAGGCCGAAGCGGAAACCGCCGATTGGAACGAGCATAATGAATAGCCGCCCCCATTTGACCGATTTCCGGTTTGTGGTAATCTCCGCACCCATGAGCCTACGTGCCGCCCGGAGTCGTGATAACCCACGATTCCAAACACGCTGACCCCGCCGATTACAACGAAGCATCGTGCGGCCCGGAACTGCCGCACGATACTGCGGAGGATTTATTTTTAGACGCTCGCTGTCGCGTAGCCGCTCCCGCGCAGCTTGCGTCTTTCCGCGCCCTGCTTGATTGGTGGTCGCTGGAAGTCTTCAAGGAGTTCTGGAAGGACTACGAAGCGCAAGAAGGTGGAGGCCACGCTTCGCGTTCCTTTGGCGATGAAGCAGTTATTCAGATGCTGCAAATCATTACCAACAGCCGTGATCGAAAAACCGCAATGCGCGCCGAGTGTTATCTGGCAGTCATCAACAGGAAGCCAGAAAGCCAAACGCAAATTGCGCGGAAATATGGAGTCACACGCGCGGCAGTCTCAAAGATCATTGTTCAAATTAAAGACGATATAGGCCCAGAAACGTGGAACAAGGTCGGACTGCCCGCGCCTGCTCGTCACATGAAAAGTGACACTGCAAGAGAGTCATACCGCGAGAGAGCCTTGCGGATTCACAAAATCAGAAAAGACAAATTATGCAAAACACCGACGAACTCACTGTTCAACAAGTTCTGGACTTCGATGTCCAGCAACTTGAAACCGCTGACGCCTGCGCCGAGCAATTAAAGCTCGCCGCGACTGAGGCAAACAAGATGGCCGCTTCGGCGGTTGGCTATGGGCAAATGGCGATCCGCTACGCGATCAAGGCGGGCGCAATTATGAACAAGGCGAAGGAACTTGTCCCTCATGGCGAGTTTGAGCAATGGCTCGAAAGCTGCGGAACCGATGTCGCCTATATCACCTGTTATCGTTGGATGAAGCTGGCAAAACTTTCACACGTGAAAGATTTGATGGACAACCCGGACATCAAAACCATTACGGACGCTTATCGCGCCACAGGCATCCTTCCCGAACCAGAGCCGAAGGTTGAGGGAGGAGAAAGCGAAAAAGAAAAGCCTCCTTTCGTTTTGTCTTTCAAGACGCAATACCGCCAGCCCTCCGAATGGAGTCGAGATTCTGCGCGCGATTTTCTTTATGAGTTTGAACGGCTGGCGAAGCTGGCCTCAATCCTCAAGACGGAGTTTGGCTTGTGAACGACCAACCGCGCGGGAGCATGGCAATCCCGATCTTCCTGTTTTGCTTCGCCGCTCTGGGCTTTGTCTGGTCGGTCGAGGCCACTTGTCGGGTCATCCTGCGAGTGCTTGGCCTTTGACAGTTTGGCAAAAGCATGGCGCGTTCCGACTTTTACGGCTTACCCGTGGCGACTCTTACTGAGTTGCGGGATGAGTATGTCGCCGCCATCAAAGCGATTGCCACCAATGGCGTTTCGTATTCCATCGGGGGGCGCAGCCTGTCCCGCGCCAATCTCACGGAGATGCGGAACACTCTTGGCGACATCACCGCCGCCATCGACCGCGCTTCCGGTAGCCGCCGCCGCACGACCCACGCATCCTTCGCGGGCGTCCGCTCATAATGAACCTTGTTGACCAGACCATCGCCCTGTTCAGCCCCCGCGCGGCCCTGCGCCGGGAAGTGGCCCGCCAGAAGCTAACGGCTTTCTCGCGCTTCGACGCAGCCAAGATCACTCGCGCCCGCCCGCAGGCCCGTCAGAATATGCCCGCCGAGCAGATCGGGGGAACGACTGAGCGCATCCGGTTAATGAACCGCGCCCGCGACTTGGACGATAACTTCTCCACGGTCAGAGCGATCTTAACCCACTTCGTCATTCACACGGCGGGAACCTTAGCTTACCAAGCCCGGACGGGCGACACGGCCCTCGACCAAGACGTTGAGGCGTATCTGAATCAGTGGTTCGCCAACTGCGACTTGACCGGACGCCACTCGCTCCTTTGCCTCACGCAACTCGTCTTCCGCGCTGTGCTGGTCGATGGCGATTGCGGCGTGATCCTTGTCCGCGACGGGGATGACCTCAAACTTCAGACGGTGACCGCCGACCGGATCGGACGGGACATTGACCTCGACCTTAACGACACGGCCTATATCGGCGGGGTGCAGATCGACCCGCGCGGGCGTCCGCTGAAATACCGCGTCTATGAGCGCGACCGCTCCGGGCGTTATCTGAACTTTGAGGAAATCGACGCGGAGAACTTCTGCCACATTGCCAACTTCACTCGCCCCGACGAATACCGTGGACGCTCGGTTCTCGCGCCGATGCTTGATGACGCGCAGGACGTAGCCGATCTGATCGAATACGAAAAGCTGGCCGCGCGTTGGGCCTCGTCACAGGCGGGCGTGGTCAAGACAGAATACGGCGCGGACGAGGAACTTGCTTCCGTGCTGCGCGGGGAGAAAGATCAATTCGGCAATGAGATCAAGCTGACGGCGCTGGAGCCGGGGCGCATTAACTATCTGAACACGGGCGAGAGCATGGAGATGTTCAAGAGCGGTGACCGCCCTGCTGCCGCCTTCGCCAACTTCGTGCAATACTTGGAGAACCGGATGTGTCGCGCCCTTGGTGCCTCCGCTCGCGTCATCCTCGACCGCACCAGCGCAGGGCCGGAAGCGCGCAAAGACTTGCGGCAGGCCGAACGCACGTTTGATTTCTGGCGCTACCAGTTGGAGGCGCAGTTCCTCAACAAAGTCGTGCGCCTCGCCTTAATGGATGCCGCCGCAAAGCGTCTCCTGCCTAACCGCCCCGAAGTCACACTCGGTCAATGGCAATGGCCGGGGTCGGTCAGCATCGACGCGGGGCGTGATGCTCGCGCCGACATTGAACTTTGGCGCATGGGTCTTGCTACCGCTGCGGAACTTTACGGCGAGGCGGGACACGATTGGCAGGCCAGCATGAGACAGCGCGCCAAGGAGGCGGCGTATATCCGCGAGCTTGCGGAAGAGATGGATGTGTCGCCTGCGGAAATCTCTGGCGGCATCGAATCCGTTGCCACTGATCCGAATCGCGCGCCCGTCACGGCTCCGGTTGATGGCGAAGTCGAACTGCCAGACGGCGCGACCGCCGAGACGGTGCAGGACACCGCGCTCAACGGCGCACAGGTGCAGGCGTTGCTTGAACTGGCGCAGTCCGTGGCGAGCGGAATCATTACGGCAGAAGCCGCAAAAGCCATTGCCGCCGCTGCCTTCCCGCTTGTGTCTTCGTCCGTCATCGACCGCATCTTCGACAATATCGAAGCGGACACGATTACCCCGGACGCGATCCGCGAGGCAGCAAGGGAGGCAGAGTTTAAGGCCAAGACCGAACTGGCGATCCCCAAAAAATACGCGCACATCAATTTTAAGCCAACCGCCGCTCTCGCGGTCGAGGCCAAGCGCGGCCTTGAGTGGCGCGAGGAATACGGACGCGGCGGAACGGAAGTCGGAGTCGCCCGCGCGCGTGATCTAATGAACCGCGCCAATCTTTCACCGGACACGATCCGCCGCATGAATAGCTATTTTGCCCGTCACGAAGTCGATAAGCAGGGCGAAGGATTTAAGCCGGGGCAGGACGGTTATCCGTCCGCTGGCCGTATCGCGTGGGCCTTGTGGGGCGGCGATGCGGGCGCGTCATGGGCTGCGGCTCGCGCGGCACAGATGGATGCCGTCGATGACGATGAGGGCTAAACTTTAACGGGGGCGATTGCTTCGACCGACTCTGCGGAGTCTGGCACGGGGGTGAAAGCCCCCCGCCTCCACCTTTTGACAGATTGCGTCTTGCATGACCAAGACCGACTTCGCTGTTCTTCAAGGACAGATCGACGCGCAGGCTGCAACCATTTCTGACGTTAGCGTTATTACGGTGGGCGAAGCCAAGGGCCACGGACTGCAAATCGACGCGCAAACCCTGGTTGAAGTAAAAGCCGCTGCCGAGACTTACGCAGGCGGGTTGAAGGTAAAGACGGATCATTACACCGGATTCAACGAGATTGTCGGCACGCTGAAAAACTTCCGCATCGACGGCGATCAGCTACGCGCCGACTTGTTCCTTCTCAAAAATCACGATGCGACCGCTCGCATCTTGGAGATGGCCGAGCTTATGCCCGACACCTTTGGTCTTTCGATCTCGTTCACGGGCGAGCACGAAGAGAGCGACAACGATATTGTCTTTGCGCGCTGCACGGAGATTTACAGCGCCGATCTGGTCGATGCTCCCGCCGCGAATCCCACGGGGCTGTTTAGCGTTAAGGTTGACAGCGAGAAAAAGGCTATGGACGAAAAGCAAATCGCTGACGCTATCGCTGCCGCTCTGGCCCCGGTCATCGCTGAAATGACCGATATGCAGGCCAAGCTCGCCGCTCTTGAAGTGGACGAAGAGAAGGAAATGACCGAGGACAAGCCCGAGGAAATGACCGAAGACAAAGCGATGGTCGAGCACGACGAAGAAAAGGAAGACATGAGCGCCAAGCTGGCCGCTGAAGTCTCCGAACTGAAAGCCCTCGTCGCCAATTTCGGCGCAAAGCCCGTTTCGGTTGCCGTTGCCACCGAAGTCAAGGCCGAGCCTAAGACTCCTACCAATTTCAACGAAGCCCTCGACCTCGTTAAGTCCGAAGGCTTGAGCGGCACATCGGCCACCAAAGCCGTCATCGCTCGCTTCCCTGATCTTTTCATCGCTGCCCGTAACAGCGGCATTCGCACTCTCTAACCTAAAACTACTATGGCATCACAAGTTGACTCCCTAAACCGCAGCTTCGTCGCTGACGTTGCAATCAGCGCGTTCCGCTTGGTCAAACTGCACACCACGGAAAACGAAGTCGTGGCTGCAACCAACGGAGCCGCCATCGGGTTCACACAAGATGACGCTTCGGCGGATCAGACTGTGAACGTCAAACTCTTTCACCCCACCTTCCTCGCCACCGTTTCGGGCGCAGGCGTTGCGGTTGGCGGAATCGTTCACGCGATTGCCGATGGCAAGGTTGCCTCTGCTGGTGGAATTTCAATGGGATACGCAATCAACGCTGGCACAACCAACGACATCATCGAGATCGTCGTTCCTGCGAAGCCCTTCATCTAACAGACTACTACCATGGCCTACACAAACTCCAACGCCCTTCCTCGCGCTGAAATCAGCCAAGCTGTTTTCGAGGCGCAGAGCAACAGCAACGCCCTCCCGTTCATCGGCCTTGAGGTGCTTCCGGTCTATTCGGTCGCTGCTCGCTCCGGTGAGTATCTGAAGATCGAACTCGGCGGCGGCGAAGCCTACAACGTCGATGCGCTCAAGACCGATCCCGGTGCGAACCGCTCGCGCGTTACCCGCCGCTTCACCAGCGACACCTACGCCACGACCAGCTACGAACTTGAAGAGCTTCTGCCCGACGAGACTGCCGCTGACCTTGGCCGCTACTTCGACGTTGAAGTTTCCAGCGCGGCGTTCCTCAACAACAGCTTGCTCATCTCGCATGAGCAGCGCGTTGCCGACCTCGTTTTCGGTTCAAGCGTCAGCGCGATCAGCGCGAATGCCGCTTACACCGCTGGCAGCATCGACACCCTCGACATTGCCAAGGACGTTGACGATGCGATGACGGAACTCGCCAAGAAGAACGTGATTGCCGACACGGTGATCCTTTCTCTCCCGGTGTTCAACCGCATCCGCCGCACGACCAAGCTGCTCAACAACCTTTTCGGCCCCGTGAAAAACACGGCGCAGGTTCGCCCTGCTTCCGCCGAGGAAGTTGCCGCCGCCCTCAACGTGTCTCGCGTCCTCATCGGTCGCGCTGCCCGTAACGGTGCGAAGAAAGGTCAGAGCTATTCCGGTTCCTTCATCTGGGGCAACTCCAAGGTTGTCGTCGCCAAGCTCGGCGCTGGTGAGTTCACCGCTGGCGGTTTGGGCCGCACTCTCCTCTGGAGCGAAGATAGCCCGACCCCGCTGGTCACCGAGACTTACCGCGACGAAGCCCGCCGCAGCAACGTCATCCGCGCTCGCCACAACACGGCGGAGAAGCTGATCGACACTTCCTGCGCCATCGGCATCGACACCAGCTACGCCTAAACGACTGTTCTGTGTGTTCACTGAGACCCCGCCGGGAGGCGGGGTTTCTGCTTTTTGACAGACGCCCTCGGGCAGATGAAAATTGCCGTCTGCTTGATTGCAGGCAACGAGGCGGGGCTAATTGATCGCGCCCTCGACTCTGCCTTCTCCGTAACCGATACCGTTGTTGTTGTCCGCGCCGTAGGGGGCCAGACCCCCGATTCCACGCTCGACGTTGCCCGCCAGCGTGGTTGCATTGTCGGGGAATACCACAACAGCCCCGCCACCGCAGCGTGGCCCTTCGTGGACGATTTCGCCGCCGCCCGCAACCAAGCCTTCCGCCTTGGCGCGGATACCGGGGCCAAGTGGCTGATGTGGATGGACTGCGACGATACGCTGCCCGCAGGCATGGGCGAGACGATCCGTAAAGCCTGCGAGGAAACCGCCGAGGATTGGATTCTGGCCGAGTATGTCCTGCCTAATCACGGTAAGGCCGTTTGGCGCGAGAGGTTATTCCGCACCGGAACCGCCGCATGGTTCCACGGGGTGCATGAAAAGTGCGTCCCGGTCAGCAACGACAAGGACAAGGACTCCCTCAAGGTGCGGGTCAATCGCAACATCCGGGTCATCCATGAGCCGCTAGGCGAGAAAACCGGATCGCAGGAACGCAACATCAACATCCTGCGCTGGCGCTACCAAGAGGCGCAGCACCTAGCGTTTTATTTGCACTATGAATACTACCTCCTCGGTAAGCGCGACGAGGCCGTGCGCTACGGCTTGGAAGCCCTGCGGATGCAGGACTTGGACGGCGTGTATCGCTACGAGGTCATGCTCAACCTCGCCCTGCTCGCCGGGGAGAACGCCCACGGGCAAGACCTCTGCCAGCGAGCGATCAAGCTCAACCCGCAACGCCGAGAGGCGCACAACATCCTCGCCTTGCTGCAAATGGACGCAGGGCAGACGGAGGACGCACTAAAGACCGCCGAGCATACGCTGACCATACCGCTGCCCAAGATACCGGAGTGGACGCACCGCCCCGATTGCTACAACTGGAAGGGCTACGCAACACTTGCATGGGCGCACAGGCTGGCGGGCAACGAGGACGAAGCCGCGAAGATCGAAGAGAAGATGTTGGAGGAAGGCGGCAAGCCCCGCATTTCTCTGTTGCACGCCACGCGAGGGCGCTGGGCGCAGGCAATACAGGCAATGAATTTGTGGATGTCTCGCGCTGAAAACCCGATGGCGGTCGAGCACATCTTCGCCATTGACGAGGATGACGAGGAATCCAACGAAAAGCTGGCGCGCTTTCGGGGCGTAATCTCTCACAGCAGTTGCTCGGTCGGGGCTTGGAATGCCGCTGCCGATAGTTCTTCGGGCGATATCCTAGTGCAGCTTGCCGATGACTTTGAGCCGCCCGCAGGATGGGATCGCCTCATTGTTGATGCGTTAGGCGGCGACATTTTCGCGCCCAAAGTGCTGCGCGTCTCGGACGGCAATCGCGCGGACGGGCTAATCACTTGCGCCATCGTCACCCGCCGCTGGTATGAGCAGCATGGATTGTTCCACGAGGAATACCGCAACGTGTATTCCGACAACGATCTGACCGCGACCGCGACTAAGGCCGGGGCCATCATTGAAGCCCCGCAAATCGTCATCCGCCACCACCATCCGTTTTTTAACGCGGGCGTTAAGATGGACGCAACTTATGAGCGCGGCAATGACCCCGCCGAATACGAAAGAGCAAAGGCAATCTTTCAAGCCCGCCACCCATGAGCTATTCGCAGAACAACGAAGAGGCGGTCTTGCTCGACTATTTTGGCGACAAGGCAGACGGCGCGTTTTTGGAGATCGGCGCGTTTCATCCGACCAAGCACAGCAACACCCGCGCGCTAATTGAGCGCGGCTGGTCTGGGGTTATGGTCGAAATGTCGCCTTACGGGCTGGTCGATTTGCTGGAAGCCTACAAAGACAACGAGCGCATCCGTATTGTTGCCGGGGCCGTGACGATTGGCGCGCAGCCGCCTGCATCGGCATGGCTCATGCCCAAGGATGCAGAGAATGACGGGGCGATTAGCACGACAGAGACATGGCATCGTGACAAATGGGCGGGGCGCGTGAGCGGCAAGCACATTGCCATGACCGCCGCGACGATCAGCATGACCGAACTCATGTGGATGCTGCCCCCGCAAATCGACCTTGTGAGCATCGACACCGAAGGAACCAGCGCGCAAATCGCCAGCGCATTCGACTTTGACCGCTTCGGAGTCAAGGCCGTGGTTCTGGAGCATGACGGCGCGCAAGAGATTGCAATGCCCGCCTCCTTCCGGGTCGCCGCGATGAACGCCGAAAACGTGATTTTCCTACGATGAAGCGCGCACCGACACCCGATCTGTCCGTCCTCATCCCGACCATCACCGAGCGGGAGCAGGGGGCCAATGCCTTATTCCGGTCGCTGGAAGCGCGGGTTAAGGGCCGCAACGTCGAGATCATAATGATGCGCGACAACTGCTTGAGCGGTATCGGGGAGGCGCGGAACAAGCTCCTACGCGCATCGAGAGGCAAATACATCACGTTTCTGGATGACGATGACGCCTTGTGCGAAGGCTACTTTGAATTGGTCTTGGACAACATCCGCCACGACAAAGACGTAATTACGTATGACCAATGGGCAACAGTCGATGGCGTGGAGGGCAGGATCAACGCAAGGCTGGGTCATGAGGTCGAACCATTCCGCCCCGGAGGCGTGACCAAGCGCCCGCCGTGGTTTTGGTGCGCGTGGCGGCGCGAGTTGGCTTGTGCTTATGCAGTCCCGCAAGTGCGGAGGAATGAAGACATCCTCTGGCTGCGTCACTTGTGGGCCGAGGCTGAGACGGAAGCGCACATTCCGCAAATCCTGCACCGCTACAACTTCGACAGCAGCAAGACCACCCTTCAGAAATGAAAGTGGCTGACATTGTTTTCTGGCACGACGAGCCCGTGAGCTTTGGTTCCGGTTTGTGCCAGCAACTTTTTCGGCATGGAATGTGCAACGCGGCTATTGCCATGCCCTACGATCATGCCGGGGTGCTGCAAATCCTTCGGCAAAGCAGCGCCGATTGCGTGGTCTTCCTTTCACCGCATATGCACGCGGACTTTATTCGCCGCCATCATGCCGACTTGCTGGCGCTGGGCAAACCCCTGCTTGGCTATGTTTCCGAATGGATTGCGGGCAATGACGTTTTCCCCGGCGGGCGGGAGTTCCACGCAGAACACAACTGGCTGCACTACTACGCCGCCGCGCAAATGAGCGATGTCGCGTGGTTTCGTTCCTTGGGCATGAAGGCCGACTTTGCCCCGATCATGTTTGCCAGCGACCTGTTCCCTGCCGTCCCGCAGCACAATCGCATAAAAGAACTGTGCTATATCGGTCACAACAACGCATGGAAAACCGAGCGCATCCGCATTGTGGAAATCCTGCATCGCGCGGGCTTGTTGCGCGCCTTTAGCGCCCCGCGCAACTTGGCCGGGGCCAATGGGGTCGCCGCGTTGTTCCGCGAATTTTCCGCCGTGCTTTGCCCGCCCGCGCACGGGCGCGCTCACAGCATCCGTTGCTGCGAGGCTGCCGCTAGCGGGGCGTTGATTGTCGAGTGCCAGCCGCTTGACCAAGGCAACGAGCTTTTCTTGGACGGCCAGCATCGCGTTACGTTTCCGCAAGGATTGCCCGAAGCCGAATTGTGCGACTTCATCCGCGCCCTTGACTACGACAGGCTGCGCGGCATTGCCGAGGCGGGCTGCGCCTTGGCGCACCGGGAGTTCTGCGCCGAAGTCGGATTTGCCCGTCTTTTAGAAGCCGCCCGCAAAGCCTTGACAGTGTAGCCGTAGCATGGCCCTCGACACTGCGCGGCTCGCTACCGAACTCGACAGCATCATTGCCGACCTCCCGGCAACGGTGACCTTTGGCGAGGCGACATTCAGCGCGGCGGTTACTCAATCGACTACGGGCGCGGACATTGAAGAAGGCGGATTTCTACCCGCTCGCGATGTCGGTCTGCACGTTAAGTCCACCACGACCACACGCTCGGTCAAGGTAGGAAGCAAGCTCGACGTTGCCAGCGCCGGGGTCACTACCACCTATCGCGTCATTTCCATCGAACGCTCGCAAGACGGGCAAGAACTTATTTTCTCATGCCAGAGTCACCGCCGCTAAATTATCAGACGATCCAACGCCGCGCCCCCGAGCCGCTAGAGGAAGCGGTGGAAAAGGCGGTCGCGGACATGATCAACTTTAATCTGCGCGCTTACCAGTTAAGCGAAGTCAATGTAACCCGCGCCGATGTCGGAACCGACCTTGAGCTCCCCGCCGTGGTCGTGCGCGCGGCCCGCCTGCGCGAGTCAATCCCGACCGGGGATGTCTATGAGGTGCAAGTCGCCGTCTCGGCCATGACCCTGATGGATAAGCTCAACGACAGCGATCCTTCCCCGGAGGAATACACGGATCGGCTGTGGTCGGCCCTTGTCGCCATGATGGAAGACCCGCAGCTTTTGCTTGTCCTCAAGGACTCGCGCTCGTCTGTGACCTTTCACGGCCTTGTCCGTCAGAGCGGCATGGAGTTTTCGCGGCAGGATCGCCACGCCGTGCGCGGGCTGCGTTTCAACGTCCACGTTTCCCGCCTAGCCTAGTGGTTGACAGGCGCGGTCAAGCATGGCCGCAACTATCGTTTCTTCTTCCGCCGCTACTTCGGTGGTTTTTGGCGCAACCGCCGAAACCGGAATCATCATCAACAGCTTTTCCCGCGCGGTAAGCCGCGAAAAAGCAGAGGTTATGGACAATGACGGAGACGTTGTTGCGGTTTCCTATTACAAGCCTACCGCCTCGATTTCTATTTCGGGCACACTCAACGGTTCTACCGGAGTTGCCGCCGCCGCCCCCGGCGTTGCGCTGACCATTGCCAGCACGACAAGCGGAAGCGGCATTACTGGAGGCAAAGTTGTCGTGGACTCCGTGACTTTGAACCAGACCTCCGAAGGGTTCAACGAGTTCGCCGTCGAGGCCACGCAATACCCCGACCTCTAAGATTTCCCCTTAACGCGAACGCAGCGGGCGCGTAATCCCGCAGCACAAATTCAAATATGCTGCAAGAGTCCATCAAGAACGACGAGGTATTCCTTACCTCATCTACGCGCCTCGCTACGGCGCTTTTATCTTTGGGGCAAACGCTTCGTCGCCCTCCGTGCACACGCCAAGTTCGTCGTGACGGCAACACCATCGTCACCTTCCTTTTTGAGTCGGGCGAATGCGGGCGCATTGCCGCGCGCTGGACGGAGATTGAGCAGCAAGACCCCGGCAGCGAAACGCCCGAAGCCCTTCGCTCCCGCCTTGTCTGGCTGCGCGCATTGGTCAAGGACAGCGATCCGGTTGCTCTGGCCTATGCCAACGGCGCATGGCGCGATCTGGCGCTGATGATCGTTAAGGCCACACCGCGCATGGTCGAGATTTACGGGCGCGACTCTATCGGCTTTGTCCGCGAGGACGCATCCGCGCGGGATATTCAACAAATGCAAAAACTATTATGAGCCACATCGAAGCAATCGCCACCGACGAAGAAATCCTGCAAGAGTCCCGACCCGAAATATTGAGTAAGGCCATATTAAGCAAGGGTCGCAAGCTCGGGGAACTAACCGTGCGCCCGATCACGGCGGAAACCCTGTCTTACCTTTTTGAAGTCGAGAACTTCTTTATCAAAGGAATGAAGGGCGAGCGGGTCAGCGCGGCCAATGCCAACGCGATTTGGTCAACGGGCGAGTTTATCTACATCCACGCCGCCGATCCCGACATTGTAGCCGAGGTTATCTGGCGACGAGACGAGTTCCGCGAAGGCGTGCGCGCCTTTCTGCGCGGGCCGCTCAATGACCCAAAGATGTTGACCGATGCCTTGCCGATCATCGAACAATCCGTCACGGAATACTTTGCCGCGCAAAGCGAAGTCGCCGCTGCGCCAACCGGGAGCAAGCTCGTTCGACCGGGAAAAGCATCGGCCCGTCATGGCAAGCGTCCTATCTGACGCTCATCGCCTCCGTGACGGGCTGGAGCGCGGACTACATCCTGCGTCGATTGCCTCTTGCGATGGGGTTGCAGATGATCCTATGGCATGACATCAAGGCGGGGCGCAAGATGCGGTGGGCGCACAGCATAAACGAAGGGCGAGGATCGGTGGACATTGCCGCCCAGATAAGAAAGTCCCTCGCCAACGCCAATGAAGATCACAGCCATGACTGATACGAGCGATCTGCGAGGCCGCTTGGCTTTGTTTTCTTCGATTGTCGGCAAAGAGATCAGCGAGTCGATCAAGCAGCACGCTCGGTTAGCTTGCGTAAGTCTGGCAAATACAACGCAGCCTTACAGCGGCAAAGACGAAGAAGGCTCGTCTAAGTCAAAAGAAGGCAAACGCATTGGCGAACAATCTATCCTCAATGACGTTAGCAAGGTCTTTTACACGGCTAATGAGCCAACGCGCGGCTACGAAAACTCGTTAAAGGAAAAGGTCGATCAAAGCAGGCGAAGCGGTAAGTCCAAAGATTCCTTCAAGGCAAAGATTGAGAGATATTGTCGCAGTGGTAATTCGGAGCAAATTGCTTGGCTGGCTCGTTTTTTCAAGACTGAAAGAGTGCAGCTAGACAGCTTTGATCGCGGCCTATATCACGCTGCGCGCACCGGACGCCGCACTAATGTTCCGAAGAAGAGCAAAATGCTCGCACTGGTAATCGGAGCGGATGGCGAGTTGCAAAAATTCAAAGAAGAACGCATGAAGCGCGCGGGCATGGCAAAGGCTGGTTGGGCTGTCTGCGCCGAGGCAATCCCGGTCAAGCAGGCCCAATCCGCTACGCGAGGAATCCCGCAGTGGGTCACGCGGCACAAGGGCAGGGCCAGCGGCAGCATTGTCGATATGAGCCAAGATGTCGCCAATCCAAGAGTCAAGATGACCAACTCAATGCCGTGGGTTAGCGAGTTGCTTTCTGCGTCACAAGCCACGGCCTCGCTTAACCTAACGCGCGACAAGTTCGTCAAATACATGAACACCGCAATCAAAACCACCCTGCGCGCGCAGGCGAAGTTGGCAACAGGCTAATAGGTAAAACATGGCCGACGTAACAACAGTATTTGCCGCAAAGGACGAGTCCTTCGCCAAAACAGTAGATAACTTGCAGAGTCGCTTGTCCGGTTTTCAAGGTCAGACTGAAGGATTTAGCGGCAGGGTTGCTGCCCTCGCGGGCGAATTTGCCAAGTTTGCCATCCCGATTGCGGGCGTAGCTGCCGCCTTCTTGGGAGCAAAAAACATGGCGGCAGCATTTACCGAGGCGATCCGCATGGGCGGCGAATTGAGCGACCTTGCGGCCCGCACTGGAGAGTCGGCGGGGAACCTTGCTATTCTGCAACGCGCCTTTGAAAACGCAGGCTCAAGCGCCAGCGCGGTCGGGCCGATGATTAACAGGCTGCAAAGGTTCATTGCCGAGGCAGGCGTGGAAAGCTCAACGCAGGCCAAAACGCTTGCCGAGCTAGGGGTATCCGCAGAAACACTTGGTCAGAAGTCGCCCCTTGAGCAGATGAAGATGCTGGCGCAGTTGGTTGCTGGCATTGAAGACCCCACAAAGAGAACGCAGGCCGCGATCGACCTATTTGGTAAAAGCGGCGGCGAACTAATTCCGCTTTTGCGCGCAATGGGCGTCGAGCTTGAGACGGCTAGGAGGCAGCTTGGCAGCTACCCTGCGGCCATTGACGCAACGCGCGAAGCCCTAGACACAATAGGCGACAACTTTACGGCGATTTCCAATAAATCAACCGAGTTCGCTACGGGATTGCTCACCAAGCTGGCTCCCGGTCTTGCTGAAATCACCACTAAGATTGCGGAGATTGATGCGGCGGGCTTTGGCATGATGTTGGCCGATTACTTCGACAAGATGATTCGCGCCGCCTCTGAAGCGTTCAAGCTCGGATCGGCCATTGAAAACGTAAAACTTGCGATTGAAGCAATCACTAGCGGGAATTTTGGCGAAGGTCTTTCGCTCATGTGGGTCACCATGAAGGTGACCGCGCTCAACGCAATTAATGAAATTGTCAGCAATTTCATGGCTGGTTTAATGACGCTTGGACAATTTCTAGCGACTATATTTTCGCCAGACGGCGGATTTGCTACATTGGCAGCGCGCACTATTGATTTTATCGGTCTCACATTTGAATCTCGTATGGCAGACGCTTTTGCAACCATGTTAGCTGGGCTTCCTTTTATCAGCCAGAGCGTCATTGATAATCTTGTAAAGATTAGTCAAGCAGCTTCATTGGAGGCAACCGCAATGACTTATTACATGAGCAGCGCGGCAAAACAGATTGGCGAAGACTTGGGTGCCGCTGGCCGAGCTATGCCCGAAAACTTTGAGAAGAATAAGGCGTCTCTTCAGCCCATATTTGATCTGACCCCGGTGCTGCAAGAACAGCAACAACTCCATGCTTCCATTGAAGAAAAGCTCGCCCTGCAAAAAACCAGCACGGAAGCCATCAACTCCGCAGGCGCAGGATACGCAGCATCACTCGGAATAGCAAACGCCGCTCTTGAGTCGGGCGGGCCGCTAAGTTCTCAGATCGCGCTAAACTTAACTGACGCTAGCAACGCCGCCGCGGGCATTGCGCCAGCGTTTGATTTAGCCTCAGAAAGCAGCGCCCAAATCCCGCTCAACCTTGAGTCAACATCTACCTACGCCGAGCAATCATCTCAATGGCTAAAGGAAGGGGAAAAGGCGAGCGAACAAGTGTCGATTCATGGCAGCACGCTTCCCGGTAACGCGCAGGCTTTTGCTGGTGCGATCAATCAAGCGAAGATTGATGCCGAGGTAACCGCCAACGTCTTCACTGGTCTGTCAGACCGCATGAGCACAGCGGTCAATAATACCAGCGGGATGCTCGACAAGATGCGTGAGGCGTTTCATTTCGGCCGCACTTCGGCTGAAGAGGCTTATCAAAAATACCGGGACGGCGGCATGAGTATCCTTGATGCGAGCAAAGCGGCAGCGGCACACATGGCACAACAAAACGAGGCCGATACACGACTTCGCAGCATGGAAACCAAAGCCTCTGTTGCACAAAATTCTCACGACAGAGCCTTGAGGCGAGCGGCAGAAATGGAAAGTATGGGGCAGCAAAAGTCAGCGCACAACTTACGTATGCGGGCCGATGCAAAACTGACCAAGACGCTTGAAGAAATTAGTCCCGAGCTAAAGAAGGGCGCGGAAGATGCGGGCAAACTACTCGGTGACGGAGGTTCTGGCGCTGGCGATGACGTTACCGCTGGCGGCAGTTCCGCAGAAGACAGCATGACAAGCGGCGGCGATGCGGCGGGGGAATCTATTTCCACGGCAGCAAGCGCGCTTAAAGATGCTGTTAGCGGCATGGGCAAGGCGTTGGCCTTGGATGCCACACTTGTGCGATGCGAAGGATTCTTGAAAAGCATCAATGAGAAACTTCCGCAAAACGCCTTGAGCTAAACGCCATGCCTTCCCTCGTCCACGCATCCTCCCGCCTCACGGGTTCTCCCGGTGTTGCCTTGGTATCGCATAGCGTCTCAGAGCAGGCAAATGGACTTTATAGCGTATCCTGCGAGTTTGTTTGCCGAGCAACTAATTCCCTTGCTGTGGACAATCTGTTTTACCCGGATGCCGAGCCACCAGTTTATCCATCTGCCGTCAATAAGCAGTATCTATTGAGTGGTCGCTTGTTTATGAGCGACAGGGAAGTAAAGACCGAAAACGGCTTAAGCTACATCTCGGCATCGTATGCTTCGGGGATTACCCGCAACGGGAGTTTTGGCTACATCTCAACGGAACGAGAAAGCAGTGTATCCAAGTTTTATCCCCTTGCATTTGACGTAGATGGAAACCTGCGATCGTGGATCACATTTGCTTACGTGCCCATAGTCATCACCCACGAATATGTGCAAGTTAACAATGAAAAGTCTGCGGTGTTTGTGCCCCCGCAGCCAGATGATCTCTATGCGCTGATTGAATTTAGTGGAGTGGGAGTGTTTGGGACTACTGTAGAAAAATTTGCAAGAAACCTTATACGCCCGCTTGCGCGAACAGAGGACACAGCAAGAACAAGTGTCACGCCAAGCGTTATCGTGAAGCAAACACGATACTACATCGAAGACGCCGACTAGTAATGTATGGCCGCCCCCGATCTGCACAAATTTAGAGACGATCTAAAAAATCGCCCCGGCCCCGGAAGCAATGCCCCCCCTCGCAGCATCCGCGCAAAAGACCTAGACGCAAACTACAAAAAGGTCACTTTGATCGAGAGTGATAAATCGCCCAAACTTTACGATCTTCGCTACACAAAAGACGGAACGCGGCTCACGCGACTCATGCCAGACGGCACAAATGTCGGAGATTTACTTTACTGGAATGGGACGCGATGGGTCACGTTGCGGGCCGTTGTTTCAGGCCAGATGCACGTGCTGACCATTACCAACAATGTTCTTTCTTGGACGCAAACCGAAGACTGCTAGATGGCAACGATTAAAACGCAGACCGCTGGCGGGGTAAGGCGTATCATTACTAAGGCGGTCAACGGCCAGCGGCGAGTAAGTTGTTCGTGCTGCGAGGCGGGGTGCTGTATGTATCCGGCACAGGGTCTTACTGATGGCCTTTATACAGCGGCAGATTTGCCAGACAGTGTTGAGGTCTTTGATCAGTTCAACACTTACACGTATACCAAAAACGGCAGTATTTATATATTCAGCAATCAAAGTCTTCGCGCAGTGGATGGACGGTGGGCACCCTTTTTAGATGAAGACGAGCTTGGCGACAGAAGTCAGCCATGCTTGATTGCGCCAAACGACACGCTGCGCGTTACAGACTTGTTTGCCGACACTTACACAGTTACTACCCCATTTAGTTCTGGAATTGTAACCAGATTTGCATTGTGTAATTGGGCGGGAATTGATGGCAATGGGTGCCCATTACAATTACTTTATGGCGGATTTGAAGGCGATCCAGAAACAGCCGAAAGCGGCCTAAAATGGAGTGTTAGTTTTCAGGAATATGAAGAACCAGAAGGATTGCCAGCGGGTTGCACCGTTAGTTATGGCAGGCTAAAAGGCGGATTTCAAAATTCTCCTGTTGGCACTTATAACATTGTTTATGCCACCGAAGGGTCGGAATTTGCCACCGTTTCTTAGAATGACCTGCCCCCACCAAACCCGCACCCGTGACCGAGGCCAATTCACTTGCGCCCTTGGCTACTACGGCGGAAAGCCTTGGCTCGGAAACTGCATAAATTGCATGAAGCGCGGCGACAACACGCCCGAAGCCAAGGCGGCTTTTGATGCCAAGGGAGAACGCGCCCACCCCGCCTCCCGCCCGCGCCTTTCCGGTTGCTGCGACAGAGCGGATCAAGCCTAGCTAGGACTCCTTTGACATCCCCCTCGCCAGAAATGGCGCGCAAGCTCTACTTGGATGTCGATACAGGCAGATTCGTCGCAGGACTCAACGGCGGCGTGCCGCCTAATTTATCTGCCTTTGAGGGCGACAATGCCGATTACGAGCTTTATTTCCTAACCGCAGGCACGGGCAGCAGCGCATACGAGCCGCTGGATTACTCGTCTAAGTCGGTCAAGCTGCACATTGGCCCAAAGCCGCCCTCGACGGCTACGGCCTACGTTGCCGCGCAGGCGTGGTCAAATCTTCCCATAACGGTCAGCGCGACACTCGCGCGCACGATTACCGGAGGAACCGCCGCCAATGAGCAGCAAGTGCTTTCCTTCAGCCCGGACGCCTACGATGGAACCTTTGCGCTGACTTTCCCAAGCCAAGCTCTGACCTTTTCCAGCGTAACAGGCGGGCTTTTTACGACGAGCGGTTCGCACGGGCTTGCCGCAGGGCAGGCTTTTGTGGTCACGGGATTCGGGACGCCAACGGGGTTCAGTAACGGATCGACGCTCTACACCGCGCAGCTTGTCTCGGGCAGTCAGTTCTACGCGAACACAACGGCCACAACTAGCGCAATAACTAGCTACACGGCGACCACAGCGGGAACAGGATACACCCTTACGGCCACGACCAGCGTTATTGAGGCGCGGGCCGCGACTACGGCGGTAGAGGATGCGCTTGAAGCAATTTCGCCTATCGGCACGGGCAACGTGCGCGTGACCGGGATTGCGGGGCGAATTTATCGCATAGCCTTTACCGGAGCGAAAAGCCAAGTCGCGCTCCCCCTCATGACCGTGGCTCAAGCCTTAACCCCGGTCTACGGCAAAACGGCTACGCTTAACTTCAACACGACAGAGTTAATCAACGCGATCAGCGCATCGGCCAACATTGAGGCGACGATGGAAGTGGAGGTAAGCCAGAGCGGCAAGATCGAAACCGTGACGCAAGCCCTCGTTACCCTTGGCAATGACATTATTGCGACAACCGGGGGCGTTCCGGTCACGGTGAGTCCCGCTGCTTTCTTTTATTTGCAGTCACCGGACAACTCTACGTGGAGCATTAGTGTAGCGAATGACGGCTCGCTAACCGCCGCAAAACTCTAACATTATGAAATTCTTTTGCATCCTTCTCGCCACCCTCTGCGCGGCCACCGGCTACGGTCAGACGATCAAGACGCTTGGATTTAATACGACGAACAACACCGTTGTTGGACCGACAAACGGAAACGCCTTAGTATTCACAAATACCTTAACTTTTGTTGGAGATGGTAGCGTGGTCGATATTATTGCGGAAGAATCCAGAGCATTAGTAGATCAGGACGACAGTAGCCCCGCTATGTCCTACGACAGCGCAGGAAGCGGATGGACCGTGACTGCGGGGGGAGGGTTCCGCACGGCGATTGGGTTGGGAACCACCAACGATGTTACATTCAACAGCCTCGCGGTATCGAATGCGGCATTGACCCGCACCAACCTCGGCCTCCCGCTGGCAGCCCTCACCAACACCAGCAACGTCACAACGATGCGCGCGCTGGCGGGAAGCACGAACACGAACCAGCCTTATAGCGGGACAATTGAATATCTCGACCACGGCAATCTGACATGGGTCATGGTCGTTTCAAATGGGATCATCATCGACAACTACGAGCAATGAGCTTTCACGACCCCATGGAATTTCTTTCGCGCCCTCTGGTCGGTGTGACCACCTCCCTCGGCAGTGTGATATTTTCCCTGCTCCCGCACCTTGAGACAGGGATGCGCGTATCCGCCTTGGTTATGGGTGTTTTCATTGCGTATATGAGCGCCCGCAAAGCATGGAGGGATCGCAACAAATGAGTGACACCCTCTACGGCGACTGTCCCGCGCAGGCTGATCTTTGTCTCCCGCAAGGGCAGACCCTCTCGCAGGCGTTTCGTTACAAAAGCGATGACGTTATTGTAAATCTTACAGGCTACACCGGACGCGCCATGTTCAGAGCAACCCCAGACTCGGCTACGGTTGCGCTTTCTTTAACCACTGCCAACGGCGGCGTGGTCATCTCCGCAGCAGGCGGGCTTGTCACGCTTTCAGCCTCGGCGGCTTCAATGTCCGCGATCACGGCGGGTCGGTATGTCTACGACCTTGAGATCGAATCCTCCACCGGAGCCGTCAAGCGGCTGGTCGAGGGGGTTGCTAAAGTCTCGCGGGAGGTAACGCGCTAAAATGGGCGATGTGATTGAAGTTTTAACGACTGCGACGAACACCGTTGAGGTCGAGTCCGCAGGCCCGCAGGGAACCCCCGGTGTTGGCGTGCCGACAGGCGGCAGCGCGTTGCAAGTGCTTCGCAAGGCCAGCGGAACGGACTACGACACCGAATGGGCAGCGGCAGGAGCGGGCAGCGGCTCGGTGACAAGCGTTGCTCTGGCTGGAACCGGGCTTTCCATCAGCGGCTCGCCCGTCACAACAAGCGGCACGATTACCGCAAATGTTTCCTACGGCACGACAGAAGGCACGGCTTGCCAAGGGAATGACGCACGCCTCAGTGATGCAAGGACGCCGACTGCCCACACCCACGGAAACATCACTAATTCGGGCGCTGTCGGCACCACCGCCAACCTCCCCTTAAAAACAGGCACCAACGGCGTAGTCGAGGCGGGTTCTTTTTCAAACACGGCAGGGAGCTTTTGCGCTGGGGATGATGTGCGGCTTTCGGATGCGAGGACGCCGAGTTCAACGCTGGCTCATGCGGCCAGCCATGCGGCGGGCGTCAAGGCCAGTTTCACAGGCCAAGTCGCAGGGATGTCCACAAGTATCTTCATCCGCGCCAACAATGCAGGCACCGCAGGCAACAGCATCACGCTGTCTTTCGATGGTGTGAACGATGTGGATACCGTGTTGGCCGCGTGGAACGCAGCCAACCCGTCAAATCAAGCCACATTAGGCGGCGGTGATGGCGGACAAGTTCCAAACAACGGAACTTCCATAACCCTTTCGGGCGGGGTTGCGGGCGGCGGTGATTCTCTGCCGATCCCGACAACCTTAGAAAGTCCCACGGGCCTTAATCAATTCAAACTTGGCCTTGGCGGTGATTCGCCAGCGGGTCGTTTTGTCGGTGTCACCACGGCGGGTGATCCACTGATTGGCATTTTAAGTTACGTTGGAAAAGCCTACAATCCCGACGCCGAAGTTGGTTCTTCTGCATTTGGCATGACGCTCGGAGCAAACGACACAAACCTGTTTGCACAATATCTACAAAACGGCGGATTGGGGGCTACATACAATTTTCCAGCAACGGGCGGCATTGTGGCCGTGCTTGAAAATGAAGACAGCGGAAGACCCTCTTTGGATATATCGCAGCTAACTGAAGCAAGGTCAGTTGCCTTCCCAGACGCAGACGGCACTATTGTCCTTGACTCTCAACTGGCAACCGTAGCCACCAGCAACAGCTACGACGATTTAGACGATCTGCCCACCCTCGGCACCGCAGCCGTAGAAGATACCACAGCCTTCGCCGCCAGCGGCTCCATCACCTCAAGCGGCTTAACCCAAGCCACCGCCCGCATCCTCGGAAGGACAACCGCCAGCACAGGTGCCGTCGAGGAGATCACAATCGGATCGGGCTTGAGCCTTTCGGCGGGGGAGTTGTCTTCGACCGTCAGCGCGGGCATCCCTGCAACCCTCCTCGACGCCAAAGGCGACCTCATCGTGGCCTCGGCGGCGGATACGGCGGCGCGGCTCCCCGTGGGCGGCACGAACGGCCATGTGCTTACAGTCGATTCGGCGGAAACCTTGGGAGTGAAGTGGGCAGCGGCGGCGGGCGGAGGGTCTGGCGGCACCAAGACCTACGCCGTCTTCACCGCCGAACACAACCAACCGCCTGCCACCGCCTTCGCCACCCTAGACACACGCAACAGCATCGCCGTCTTGGACTTCGATGCCGCCACGGACGAAAGCGCAGTCTTTGTCGGCGTCATCCCCGAAGGTGCATCGCTCGGCAGCGGCCTCAAAGTTTTCCTTCACTGGATGGCAAGCACCGCAACGAGCGGCAACTGCCGATGGGGCGTTCAGTTTGAGAAATCTGGCACAGACCTCGACTCGGACTCATTTGACGGCGCGGGGACCGAAGCGCACAGCGCAGCCAACGGCACAAGCGGCATCGAGACAGTGACCGAGATTACCATCACGACCATCGACTCGCTGGCGGCTGGCGACAGGTTCCGCTTAAAGGTCTTCCGCAATGCGGACGATGTGACCAACGACACTATGACAGGCGATGCAGAGTTGGTCGCTGTCGAAGTAAGGAGCGCGGCTTAGTTATGGCTTACGATTTTACAGCGGCGAGCAGTCAGTATTTAAGTGTTGGAAGCGCACCTGTGGCATCTGCTCCGCTGACGCTTGCGTGCTGGGTCTATAAAACCAACGTGTCGGATGCTTCCTCTTCGCTTATTCAAATAGGCAATGCAGCAGCAGCTCCAAGTGGATTTACTCTAATTCACAATGTCACAAACAACACTATTCGCGCAAACGCACAACAAACAGGTGGCGCTGCACAGGTGGCAATATCAACAGGCGGACTGACAAACAACACATGGGGCCATGCCTGCGCCGTTTTTGAATCATCAACAAGTCGCATTGCCTATTGCAACGGCGGCAATAGCGGAACGAACACAGGTTCAGCTACACCCGCCGATTTAACAAGAGTGTTAATTGGAGCTGCTTGGTTTGGCATTTTAACCAATTACGCAAACGGCTTAATCGCAGAGTGCGGCGTCTGGTCGGCAGCCTTGACCGCCGCAGAAGTCGCCTCCCTCGCCAAAGGCATGACCTGCGACAAGGTGCGCCCGCAGTCGCTTGTCTTCTACGCCCCGCTCGTTCGCGACCTCCAAGATGTGCGCGGCGGCTTGACCGTCACCAACAACAACACGGCGACAGTCGCCAACCACCCGCGAGTTTATGCCTAACTTATACTACCGCATCTCCGACCCAAACGATGTCCGCGACCTTGGCGACCAGATGGCTGCGTGGGAGCTTGCCGACAACCCGAAGCGTTTTGATTGGGCCGTGCAGCCCGCAGCGCCGTCAGCCGATGCCGTGTGGGCGGATGGGCAATGGAATGTGCCGCCCGTGGAGCTTGTGACCGCCGAACAAGCCGTCAGCGAATACTTCTCGCCCTACCAAATCGCCGCCCTCCAACGCCTTGAGATGGCCCTCCTCCAAGCAGGCAAGCCCCTCGGCCCCGCGATGACCGCCTGCAAGCAGTGGCTGGAAACCGTGATGCTTGGCTGGGCGATGAATCCTGTCGCTGCACCATCGGCCAGCTTTGGAAGCCCTGCGGCTACGTTTGAAGAGGCGAGTGCGGAGGCTGTTGCCTCGCTCAATAGCTAGGCTTTGACACCCGCTCCGAGGAGATGAAACTCCTCGACTACGCTCTGGCCCGCCTTGGTGAAAACTCCACATGGCGCGGCATTGCCCTCCTGCTTACGAGCGCCGGGTTGCTAAAAAATCCCGAACACGCCACGGCTATCGTCTCGGTCGGTTTGGCGGTTGTCGGAGCAATCAACGTCTTCCGCAAGTCTTGACTCCATGCGCGCGGCCCTAACGGCCCTAGCATTTGCCTGCGCTGCTTTGATTAGCGGCTGCGCCACTTCGCCTGTGGTTCCCGGTGGTGGACTCTCCCTCGGGAAGTCAGGCTGGGAATTTAACGGCGGGGTCGATTGGGCCAAGGGCGTGTATTTTATTTATTTCTCTCGCCCATTCGGAGCCAAAGAACGCGCTCTCGCTGACTCGTTTAGCAAATGAAACCGTGGTGGTTGCGTCACGCCTTCGGACGCAAGCCGCAGCCATCTGACACGCGCCCCCTGTTCACGCGCCTCTTCACTTCGATCCGCCTCGTGGCGAAGGGCTCGCTTAAAAAAGGCATCACATTCATCGGCGTCCGGGGCGGGACGGACTTTTAGAAAATGAAAGCACTCATCACATGGTTCAGTCGTTTATTCGCGGCCTCTCCAAATGGCCCACTGCCGACCTCGCAGAACTCCTCCTCAGTATCAAAAGCATCCTCGACGCCCGCGCCGAGCACCACGACAAAGGTGGTGGAGTCGAAGCCGCCAAAAGAAAGCAAAGCCGCCGCGTGGATCGCAGACCCGCGCAGTGAGAAAAACTTGGCAACCGTTCAGCCACAGCTTCAGCGGCTAGGCCGCGAGCTTTTGCGCCGTCTCGCTGCCGAAGGCTTAACTTTCAAGGTCATCCAAGGCCGCAGGACGGCGCAGGAGCAAGCGGCTCTCTATGCCATCGGTCGCACGAAGCCGGGACGTAAGGTGACTTGGACATTGAAGTCTCGTCACATCACAGGCCGCGCGATCGACATTGCGCTTTTCCAAGGCAAAAATGTGGTGTGGGAAAGCAAGCACTACACTCGCGCAGGCGAGATTGGTGAGGAGCTTGGCCTCAAATGGGGCGGGCGGTGGAAGACGCCAGACAGGCCGCACTTTGAGTTGCCCGCCTAATCGGCACGGCGATTGCTTTTGTTATTACGAAGATGAAAGGAGGACACCTATGCACCGATCTACCGACAGCGGCCTTGTCTATGGCCCTTACGGAGCAGTCGGCTACGTCGAGCGGCACGCGCCGAGTTTCCCTGCGGGGAAGTTCAGCTTGTGGCGTTTGGTCAGACGTTTGCTGACGCTCATGGCCTAATACGTCGATGGCATCGACACTTTTTTCGGACGTGTCGAAAAAGCAGTCATTCTTATGCACGTTGCAGACGATGCGGATAGAAAGTGCATTGGTTGTCACAAACTGTTTGCACTTTTTGGCATTGCCAAATTAACTCAGCGTTTTGCGTAAATAAACCGATGCCGCCCCGCCCCACTTGGTCGCTGGCCTGTAAAACCGATAGCCGCAGGCCACTAGCGAATTGATCGACGGCGAGTTCCAATGGGCAACGTAGGTGACTAGCTCGGCTAGGCCAAACGACCGAGCAGCCGCTTCGCGCGCTCGGATCAGACGCTTCTGCAAGCCCTTCCCGCGATGCTTTGCAACCACACCCGCGCGCGAGAGAAAGCCGAGTCCTTTGTTTTGTGCGCCCTCGCAGACGCGCAGGCCCGCATAGGCGACAGGCTCTTTGCCGCACCAAACAACCCACCACAGCGAGTTTTCAAGCACCGGGCGATGGTCTGATGGAAAACACTCTTGATCCAGCGGCAGCACCGCCAGAGGCACGGACTCGCGCTGGATGCGGTAGGTCATTTGAGCTTGTAGTGCGGCACGGGCCGCATAACCCCGCCCGATGGAACGCGAAACGCCTGCCGCTCACACGCGCCTCGCTCACACGCGCCTCGCAACAGTTCGCCCATGCGCGATTCAGATTTGCCAAGGCGCTTGCAAAGTTCGCGGGAGGTGTGCCATCCGGGGGGGACTTTGTCGGGGACGAGGGGCGAGGCTAGGGCCGCAGTCCATGCCGAGGCGTTGAGTTGTTCTGCGGTGATCTTGGCTTTGCTCATGCCTTTACGATCTCCGGTGCGGGCGGGTTGAAATAAATGTGGTGCGGCGTGGGCAATGCGCCGTCTGGCTTGCCTCTCCAATCAAGGATCAATACAGACGGCCTTGGTATGGCGTCCCCAACTACTTTGTGCCCGTGCCTAGTCAAAAACTGCCAGCCCCCGGTCACGCACATCATGCCCGACCCGTCCGAATAAACGCCCCCGCAGTGCCGATGCGCCCGCAGGAACACTTGCGCGGGAGGATGACCCGCGCGGACAGCATTAAGGCGCGCATTGCCCAAAACGATGGAAAGCAAGGATGCTTCAAGATAGGTGCGGCTTGTTGCTCCGATATGATGCGCGGCATCGACAAGGCATCCGCCAATTTCGATGAGCCATTTGTCGCGGGCCTTGCCGTCTTCGGCGTCGATAAGTCGAGCAAGGTAGGACTCAACATCATGGGTATGGCATTCCGTTCCGCGCGTGATGTAGGTCTTAACGGCGCGATCTGCCCACGGGCGCAGGGCGGTTGCGGCCATCTGGCAATGAAGTTCGATCAAGCTGGCGACCACTTCGGGCGACCTATGGTGGATGCCTTCGGTCGCATCGCCGTTGCAGAGGAGGACAAACGGATCGCTCCCGGCGAGCTTGCTGACTTGAGCTTGTGCGTCCTGCCAACACTCCCAGAGCCATCGCTGGTGATGATTGTTGCCAAAGCCAAGGGTGTTGCCGCCGAGGATTTCGCTATCGGGCGGGAGAAGGCCGACAGTTGAACCGCAGTGGAGGTCGCTCACCACAACGAGCAACCGGGGGCGAGAGGATTTCTTTGCCGCCATGCAAGGGCGGCGTTTATGTCAAAGCCCCGGTGGAGTGTGGGGAACGCCCCCTCCGCCGTTTTTACGGGTCAAATAGTAACCGGAAAGTAACCACTCACCGCGCACCACAATCGGACTTCCGTTTTCATTTTCTAGTGTCCAGACGGACTCAAAATCCGTTTCCCGCAAGGGAGTGTGGGTTCGACCCCCTCCGCCGGTATGCTTTAACCCCCTGTAAAACAGGGGGTTAAGTTTTTAGGGGGGCGAAAAGTAACCAGTTTGAAACCACTTCGTCGCGGAGGGTCTTTCGACAAAATCAAGGTAGTTTGACCGGACAATCCCCTCACTATTGCCCATCTCCAAGGCGACCTGCGCGGCAGATTTGACCACGGCGCAGCGATAACTTCCGTAGCTATGGCGCAGCCCGTTCTTGACCCATTTGACCCCGCGCCTACGAAGCCGCTTGGCAAGGTTGTCTATCCTTGTGTGCTGCGGGCAAATGTGATCCTCCGGGGCGAGCTTTACCCTCCGCAGCCAAGTCATTAGCGCAGGATGAATCGGCACAAGTCGCCGCCGCTTGGTCTTAGTTCGCACATCAGGCAAGACCTCAATCACCTTCTTGCCGAGCTTTACTTGCCCCCAGAGAAGTCTTTCCGCCTCGCAAGTCCGCAGTCCCGCCAGCCCGCACACGGCCAGCGGTAGCCGCCATTCCGGGGCAACGGCAGCGAGCAGCGCGCGGAACTCTTGCGGCGTGTAGATGGCGGGCCGTTTTGTTTGAAGGTCGAGAGCGTGTGTCCGCTCCGGGGCGGTCATCCGGTCTGGCAAAAGGTCGAGCTTGCGGCAGTAGCCAAAGAACGTGACGAGCGTAGATCGGACGTTGTTGTGACGGCGCGGGCCAACGCCGAGCCTACCAAGGTAGTCCGCAACTTGTGCCGCCGTGACTTCCGCAATCGGGCCGGGGAAGGCGGCAGCAAAGCGGGCGAGATCGCCTTCGATGATGCGGGTTTGAATCTCCCGCTCGGCAAGATGAGCTAGGTATTTCTTCACGGCCTCCGCGACCGGAGGACTGCCCGCGCGCTGGCCCTTCCATGCAAGAAACTCGGCAACCAGCTTGTCGCTCATTTCCCCTAGCGCCGTCTTGCCATCCCGCAGGGCGAGGAGTTGTGCCTTGGCGCGGGTTTTGGCTTTGTCTAGTTGCTTGGCGGCACACATGACCCGCTTTCCGCCCCTTCTGGTGTGCCATTTCCAGCGACCATCCGATCCGAGCCAGAGGCGTGTTGAGAAGCCCCCGACTCGTATCGTCTCAGTATTCATTTGTTATTTATTTGATTGCGGGGGGGGGGCAGACTGCGGATGTCCTACGCCG